ACAATGCATATGATATGTTTAATAAATTTTACGTTGATGGAAGATTAAACTATCATATTATTATTGACCCTGAAGATGTAAAGAAAGGTGTAATTGAATTAAGATATGTTGATCCTCGTAAACTCAAGTTAATACGAGAAGTTGATAAGAAAGGAAAGGATAAACATTCAGGTATACCTGTTAAGAAAATCAAAAATGAATACTATATGTATTCAGAAAGTGGATTTCAAAATACAGGTATAGGAGCAGGTGGCTCAGCAGGTACATCAGGTGTTAAGGTTGCTAAGGATGCAATCGCAAGAGTAACATCAGGATTGATGAATGAGAATAACAGTTTAGTATTATCTCATTTACATCCAGCAGGAAAGGCTTTAAATCAGCTTAGAATGTTAGAAGATGCTGTTGTAATTTATACATTAACAAGAGCACCAGAAAGAAGAATTTTTTATATTGATGTAGGTAACTTGCCAAAGAATAAGGCAGAGCAATATCTTAGAGATATGATGGCTCGACATAAGAACAAGTTACAGTATAACTCGGAGTCAGGACAGATTACTGATTCTCGTAAAATGCTAACAATGACAGAGGACTTTTGGTTTCCTCGTCGTGGTGGTGAAAGGTCAACTGAAGTTGATACCCTCGCAGGAGGTAATGCACCAGGACTGAGTGGTAACGAAAACTTAGAGTATTTTCAACGTAAATTATATAAGGCGTTGAAAGTACCTTTATCTCGTTTAGAACCAGAAGCCATGGCAACCTTTGGTAGAACATCTGAGATTACTCGTGATGAACTAAAGTTTGGAAAATTTATTAGAAGGATACGTACACGTTTTTCATGGGTATTTAATACTGTACTTGAAAAACAATTAGTACTAAAAGGTATATTAACACCTGAAGAGTTTAACGAAATTAGAAATGATATTCGTTATGACTTTGTTAAGGATAATTACTTTGAAGAATTAAAGGAAGCTGAAATACTGAGAGAACGATTGAATACTCTTAGAGATATATCAGATTATACTGGTAAGTATTTCTCTCATCAGTGGATTACAGCCAATGTTCTACAAATGACAGAAGAACAGGCGGATGAAATGGAAGAACAAATTGCTGATGAAAAATCGCAAGGCGGTCATCCGGAAGACGATCCTTTTTAAAATATAAATAAAAGTATAGAGTAAATTAAATTAGGGACTAAACATGAAAAATTTTAAAGATCTAGTTTCAGAAGTTGCCCAGCCGCAATCACCTGAGGAAAGACGCTTTAAGGACCAACATACAATTGAGGTAATTCCTCATCCTGTTGCTCCTGATCACGTCTTTACAGGAGAAATACCTGGTTTAGGCGATGGCAGCAGAAAAGCTGATAAAACAGATTCAGAAGCTGATTACGATAAAGCGTATAAAACTAAAGTAGACAACACATTACCTCAACGTGCAGGCGCAGGTAAACAAGTTGCTGAAGAAAAGAAATCAATTACTGAAATTCTTGGAGTCAACAAAAAGAAAAAGGATGACGAAAAGAAAGATGACGAATCAATGGAAGAAAAGGTAACTTGTCCGAAGTGTGAAGGCAAAGGTTGCGACCATTGTGACGGTAATGGTTACCATATTAAAGAAGGTGGTTGTTCAGATAGTACGCTTAAAGCAGAAAAGAAACCTGTTAAGAAAGCAACAACAAAAGAAGATAAAGTTGATGCAGGTGATAACAAGGATTCTTTGGAGCCTGAAGCAAAGCCAATTAAAAAGCCAAAGGTATCTCCAACATCTGTTTCAATTAAAGATTCAAATGGTAAAACAATTTCATTAACGTTCAAAGAAATGTTAGATAAGGTTTCCACAGAGGAAGAATTGCTTGAGAGTCCCCAACAAGAAATTCCAATGATGATGAAACAGTTAAACTTTATTTGTTACGCTGCTCAAGAAATTGAAGAACATTTACAAGAAGGACAAGATCCTGAAGAATGGTGGCAGAATAAATTAGCTGAAGTATTTTCAAACGTTAAATCATTATATGCATATAGCAAAGGTGATGCAATGGTAAGTGGTCGTCCATTAGGAGCTGCTAAGATACTTGCTAAGGCTGCTTACGGTGAATCAATTGAAGCAGGATCATTTGAACTACAAAACAAAACTTCGGTTGAAATATCAGAAGAAGATGCTGATTTATTAAATAGAATGTTCGAAGAATTAACAGAAACGAATTCAAAGGATATGTACGGTGTAATGGTTGCTGACGAAGCAGGCTTTAACGAAATCCTTGATTTTGCTAAGGAGAACTTATCATGAATTTAATTACAGAATATAGAGAAGATTCCGTAGAGGTAATTACAGAAGCCAAGGAAGACGGCAAAAAGAATTACTTTATTGAAGGTATCTTCATGCAAGGCGATATTAAAAATCGCAATGGAAGAATTTATCCAAGCGCAACTTTAGAGAACGAGATGGGTCGTTATCAAAAAGAGTTTATTGAAACTAAACGTGCTCTTGGAGAACTAGGTCACCCTGATGGTCCACAAATCAACGGGGATCGCGTTTCGCATTTAATTACTGAAATGAGACGCGACGGCAACGATTTTTATGGTAAGGCTAAAATCTTATCAACACCTATGGGGGAAATCGTCAAGAGCCTATTAGACGAAGGAGTAAAGATCGGGGTTTCGACTCGCGGTCTTGGTTCGGTCAAGGCAGGTAGAGATGGAGTTATGGAAGTCCAAAAGGATTTTCATCTTTCTACTGTTGATATTGTTACTGACCCTTCAGCACCAAATGCGTTCGTAAATGGTATCATGGAGAACGTAGAGTACTACTACGATATAGCTTCTGGAAATTGGAGAGCAACTCAAGCAATTGAAAATATCCAAGAAGAAGTTGAGAAAAAAATCAATCGCGTAGTAAGAACAATTGATGAAGAGACGGCAACAAGAATGTTTAAAACATTCGTCCAATCTTTGAGAAACTAAATTTTTATAAATAAATAAAGTAAAGTTTATTATAAAGAATATTTGTAGATTTAAACAAATTTTAAAGGAGAAAATAAATGGAAAACGTAGAAGAAAAATTCGTTTCCGATGATGGCATCTCAGAAGTACCTGCTGCTGTAACACCTGAAGGTGGAGAAGGTAAAAAGGACAAACTGAAGAAGACCACTACCGACGAGCCAAAAGGCGCAGTTGATCCAAAGAAAGTAATTCCTGGTCAAGCTGATGCTGGTAAGCCTGTTCCTACTGCTGAAGATACAGAAGTTGATGCTGAAGTTGAAACAGTAGAAGAAGTAGTTGTAGAATCTTCAATTGAGTCAATCATTGAAGGTGAAGATCTATCAGAAGAATTCAAAGGCAAGATCAGTCTTGTATTTGAAGCCGCATTAAACGAAGAAGTAAACAAAAGAACTGAAACAATTCGCGAAGAATTAACAAAATCTTTAGATGAAGCATTAGAAGAAGCAGTAACTGAGAAATTAGATACTATTACTGAAAATGTTGATAAGTATTTAGATTACGTTGTATCTGAGTGGATGTCAGAAAATGAAATCGCAATCGAATCCGGAATTAAGGTTGAGATGGCGGAATCATTAATGTCAGGTCTTAAGAACTTATTCGTAGAACATAACGTTACTGTTTCAGAAGAAACTGTTGATGTTGTGGAAAACTTAGAAACAACAGTATCTGAGTTGGAAGGGAAAGCCAATGATCTAGTAAACGAGAATATCGAATTACAAAAGACTATTGCCACTTTCAAAGCAGAACAAAAATTTGACGAACTTGCAGAAGGTTTATCTGTTAATCAGGTAGAGCGTTTGAAAGTATTGTCTGAAAAGCTTGATGTGGAAGATACCGATGCATATGCAGAGAATCTTTCAGTAATTAAGGAATCATTCTTCAGTGATAAGCCTATTGTTGAAAACAAGGACGTTCAGGAAGAGAATGATGAAATTATTCTAGAGGAACAGGAAGTAACTAAACCATCTTCTGATTACACCTCTATTAATGCTCTAGTTGAAGCTTTCAACACTAAGAAGTAATTAGAATAATTAATTTGGTTTTTAAATTAAATTTTAATTTTAAATAAGGAGATCCATAATGGATAACTATACAAGACTAGTGGAAAAGTGGGAGCCTATCTTAGCGCACGAATCTTTTTCACCAATTAACGATAATCACAGGAAAGCAGTTACAGCTACTATCCTGGAAAATACAGAACGTGCTTTAGCAGAAACTGGTGACTTATCGGCTAATATGACTTCATTGCTTTCAGAAGCACCTGCTAACGACGCCGGAACTGGCGGATTTGGTGGTGGTTCAACTGCAGGCGGTCCTACAGCTGGTTACGATCCAATTCTTATCTCATTGGTAAGACGTGCTGTTCCTAACTTAATCGCATACGACATCTGTGGTGTTCAGCCTATGACTGGTCCTACAGGACTTATCTTCGCAATGCGTGCAAAGTATGGTTCACAAGCAGGCGGCGAAGCAATGTTTAACGAAGCTGACACTGATTTTGCTGGTGACGGAACTCATGCAAATACTTTACCTGGTGGTTCTGTAACTACTGGTACTGGTATGGGTACAACTGAAGCTGAAGCATTAGGTGACGGCGGCGGAACTAACTATGCAGAAATGGCCTTCTCAATCGAGAAAGTAACTGTTGCTGCTAAGACTCGTGCTTTAAAAGCAGAATACACTACTGAGCTTGCTCAGGACCTTAAAGCTGTTCACGGCCTTGACGCTGAAACTGAATTGGCTAACATTCTTCAAACTGAAATCTTAACTGAGATCAACCGTGAAGTTGTTAGAACAATTTATGATACAGCTGTTGTTGGTGCTGCTGCAGCCGCTACTCCTGGTACTTTCGACCTTGACGTCGATGCCAACGGTAGATGGTCTGTTGAGAAGTTCAAAGGTTTAATGTTCCAAATTGAGCAAGAAGCTAACGCAATTGCTAAAGGAACTCGTAGAGGAAAAGGTAACGTTGTTATTTGTTCTTCAGACGTAGCCTCTGCTTTACAAATGGCTGGTGTGTTGGATTACACTCCTGCTCTAAACTCTAATACTCTAGAAGTTGATGATACTGGTAATACTTTTGCTGGTGTTCTTAACGGTAGATTCAGAGTATACGTTGATCCTTTCGCAGGTGCTAACTACTTAGTAGTTGGTTACAAAGGTTCATCTGCATTTGATGCAGGTTTATTCTACTGCCCATACGTACCGTTACAAATGGTTCGTGCGGTTGGTGAGAATAGCTTCCAACCAAAAATCGGTTTCAAAACTCGATATGGTATGGTTGCGAATCCTTTTGCACAAGGTGCAACTCAAGGACTCGGCGCTATTACTGCTGACACTAACACATACTACAGAAAAGTTACTATCGCTAACTTATTCTAAGAAGTGTTATAATAAAAAGAGTTTAGGTCAACTAAACCACTTTAGGGGATCCCTTCGGGGATCCCTTTTTTTATCTCTTGGAGAATGTAAACAATGACTATTGTATTTTGGGTTATTCTTACTATAGGTACTATCAGTGCTACGAATAACACAGTTGAATTGAATAAGAAATGTAAGATAGAAGTAAAGGAAGGAATATCAGAAACTGTCCGCGAATGCAAACAGTATTATTTTGATACAAGAATAAGGAAAGGGTGGTAACGCCCTTTTTTAATACGCGAAGTCAGACCAAGGTTCGTAACAACCGGAAACACCAATTGCTGAATTATCACAACCTCTTGCATCATCCCATAATTCTAAACCTACTTTATCGAACATATCTTTCGTAAGTTTAATCATAGGAACATCTTTCATAAAGATTGCTGATTCGTAATCAATAGACATTGGCTTAACATCAATATGATCTTCTCCGAAGTCCTTAATCATACAAATGTATCTTTTACCATCTTTAATAAATTGACACTGTTCAAAAACATCTCCGTATGTTTCTTCACCCAATGCTACCCAATTCGCAAATAATGTTTTATTCATTAACCAGCCCTCATTTCAAACTGTTCATCAATAAAGTGTTCCAACTGTTCTCCTTCGAGACCCAGTGATTCACCTTCTTCTTTTAATTGCTCTAATGCAATTTCATTCCAATGACAACTCATATTACACCTCCATGTAAAGCTTCAAACCTTTCTTCGGTTATGTGGATTAATATTTCATCTCTGTCGTCATCAGCATGTAATCCTGTTTCGACGACAACATCTATAATGTCGTTTTCTAAAAGACCATCTGCATCTTGTTTAAGAACATCAGTATGTATCTTTTCGATGATATCGGTTTCTGTTTGTAGATTCATAATACTCCTTTTTATTTAATATACAACAATTATAATCTATCTCATAACAAATGTCAATAGTTTTATGAGAATAAAATGAATTATTTTCTTGAGAAGTATGATCTGATTAAAAAGATTCTTGTATATGCAACAATAGTCATTACTAGAGTGACCAGAGTGCCCAACATGATAGGTTCAGTTATACCTAGATGTTCTATATAGACATATAATAAAAAGAGATTGAGGGGATAATTGATTGCCAATCCGGTGGCTATTTGAAAGGAAGTTTCTTTGTGTATCTGTTTAGTTTCTGGTTTCATATTAATTGTGAACCAAGCATTTGTCCTAGTTCTTTGTATTCTTTAAAAGGTGCAGATTGAACTGCTATTTTATTCGTCTCAAAGTTCTTTGCGATAATCTTTATGTTATCTCCATCGCAAACAGAAACGCTACCTACTGGTGTTTGACAAGTTCCGTCTATTTCTTTGAGCATATACTTTTCAGCCATTGCCATATACCAAGTATTCCAATGATTCATATTTGATAAAGCGCCTTTCATGCGATTATCACTTCTCATTTGTAAAGCAATAACGCCTTGACCTGGAGCAGGCATCATATCAGCAGTTCCAAATAATCTACTTACTCTATGACTAAGCAACGCGGCATCAAGTCCTGCGACTGCTACACATATTGCATCATACTCTCCATTGTCCACTTTATTAATGCGTGTATCAAGGTTACCACGAATAGGAACTATTTCTGCATTTGGATATAAGTCTTTAAGCTGTGCAATACGTCTTGGACTGCTTGTACCAATTGTTCTTGGATTTACTTCATTACCAACTAAACAATCTCGTACATCTCCTCGTCTTACAACACAAGGGATTTCAAGTAAATGATCGTTATCTCGAGTGAGATCTTTGAATGCATGACAAGCGATATCTATATCACCGTCTATTAAGGCTTGTTCTATTTCTTTTGTAAATACACCTTTACCACCCATCTCTTCAATAGAGGTCGTTGGATTAAGGTCTGCCGTGGAATCTATAAGGACAGTTTCTAATTGCATTTGTATTGCTTCTTTAGCAATCCCTGTATAGACAAGTGCAAGTTTGGATTTTCGTGTACCTATTTTTGGAATCATTACATATCCTATAAGAAAGGCCGTTTGGCTTGATCTCTAAAAGAGTTAAATAGTGAGTCTTTGAGATTCGTAGCCAAACAGCCTTAAACTGAAAACTAGTGCGGTGGTACCCAACGTCGGCCTTACATGTTATTCGTTAACTTCAGCGTGATGGGTAATACTTAAACTACTCTCAACTCCAAGGAAGAAAGATCCTGCTCTGCCGAGCTGTGTCGTTAGTCTTGCGAACTAACCTATCCCTTTCACAATGCGGATATCTAAATCACTACCACATAGAGAGTTTCTTCATGTGCGGTTGGGGTTTAGTACCACCTATATTGATTCGTTCTATCCCACCATATTATCCCATTTCCTGGGCGGTCTTCCTCAAGCTACCGTATGGGTTGTCCACCTTTTATTCCTTGGCCTCTGTCTGATAAGGACAGCCTTTACGACCGCGGGGTATCTCAACTGCTTGTAGATCGCGAATCTACTTTCTCTTGCGAGTTGGGGTGTTTCCCTCAATATACAATTATTATATCATAGTTGACTAAGGATGTCAATAGTTTTTATGAAAAAAGTTAAATTAATTTTCTAAGAGATATTCGTTAAAAGAAGTAGTGTCACCTTCTATACCACGGACAAGAACTGGAATTCCTTGCTTATCCATTTTCTCAACGAAAAGTTTTGCTTCTCTGTTTCTCATTTGACCTTGGTCAATCTGTTCCATCGTAGAAGGATTAATAATTGAAACATTTACTAATTCAAAATGATTACTCATACTTCTCCGATCATATGACTTCTTACAACAGTATTTACTAAACGACCATACTTATCATATGTGAATACTGTCTCAGATTGATAATTACCATTTACCGCAACTACAGCCTTTACCGTCTGTTGACGATACTCCATAATTGGAGGTGTGTATGGTACATTATAGTTTGCTGATACTTCAGCTACTTCTGGTATCATCTTCTTCTTCTTCCTCTTCTAAATGTAAAATGTCTTCTTCAGGCCATTTAATCATTTCTTGGTCTTTACCATGTCCTACGACTTTGATAAATCCCATCTCTATAAGGGTGTCGATTGTATCTTGAGTAATTCTTTTTGATTGTGAAAACGATATTTCAGAATCTCTATTCATATACCACCCTACGGCAGTAAAGACAATAGCGGTTACCCAGAACATCCAGGTTTCCAAATTATTCTCCATACCTTGCTAACACTGCATCGATAATCTTCTCAGGTGTTGACTGGTCAGGATTAGGCGTTACATAATCATCAGGCTCAACTTCAGTCTTGATGAATTTATAATTTATCGACATTTCGTATAACTGATCTTCAGTCATAGTTTCAAGACAAGCGAATAAAAGATCATCTTTATGAATGAACCTCTTATTTGCATCCTCGAGTAGTTGCTGTGCTAACTTTTCCATATACACTCCTATAGTTACTATTACTAATTATAATTAAGCTAATCTCTGACCTTGCCACCAGTCAGGTATCGGTCTTTTACTCCAAACAAGTTTGAATCTTTCTTCTTTGGTATGGTAAAAAGCTCGATATGATTTAACGGCATCCTCAAATATACACTCAGGATTAGAACCCATTGCTAATTTAAATTTAGTTGGTCCTACATCTGGTATATTAGTTGGAACTTGTTTTAATGCTTGTCTTAATTTAGTATCAGTCATGTGGACCTTACCGTAACGATAAGTGTATTCATCACACAACGCAACAAAGTGTTTATAGTGCCAATCATAGTTGGCTTTTGATTCTCTCGTCCATACAGTAGACGGATGATTATGATGACAGGCTTTGTAGAGTGTAGCTTCACGGCCGTCTTCAAGGTAATAATACTTTAGCATAGAACCGGACTTAGAAGGTCTGCGTTCCATTTTGCCGTCCAACATGCGATGAACGGTTGATAACATTTGTGCAGATTCAATAATCATTTTTACGACATGCTTGTCGCACTGATCTTGAGCTGCTTTGACTGGATCGTTGTCTAAAATAAAAATATTCATAATGTATATTATATCACAGTTAAGAAGGAATGTCAATAGTTGAATTTGATAATCATTCCATTTGCATCTCTTCGACCTTTAAGTTCAAAATAACCGTTTGGTGCTACTTCGTAAACATCGCCTATTTGAATATCACATTCATCAATAACGAAGAATTTATTATCAGGGTCAGACTCTTTTACGATTTTGAAACCATTACGATTAAAGTTTTGTAAAATTAATCCTTTCTCTATTTGAAGCATTTCCTTATGTCTCCTTATGTAATTTATGGTACCTCGAGCCGGACTTGAACCGGCAAGGCATTTCTGCCGAGGGATTTTAAGTCCCTTGTGTTTACCAATTTCACCACCGAGGCATTAACTGGTTGGTACTAGAAAGCCTACCGCTAGGATAGGCAATCCATTATCAAACTTCTTACGAAGCTTGAAGCATTGTAGCAGGAACTCTCCAGATTCCATCATCGGTAGAAACCTTGATGTTCTTCTGCATTACTTTTTGAACAACTCCTGAGATCTTCTGACCTCTTTTGTTTACGAAGAATACAGAATCTCCTGTTGAGAAGTTTCCTGTTGCCATAGAAGCAACGTTGGTTTGATGTTGCTTAAACAAATTAGCAACAGTTTTAAAATCACCAGCTTCCATTTTTGAAAACAAAGTATTGATTTTGGTCAAGTCAGATTTAGATAAACTCATAATATATTTTCCTATTTAATTTAATTTATACAACTATTATATTCTATTTCATAAAGAATGTCAATAGTTTTTTCTTAAAAAGACCCACTTTTTTCACAACGAATTTCAACAAGATCTACCTTGAGTTCTGAGATCATACTCAGTACCTCACCAGTGTAGTACTCTTTACCTAAATGCTTATTCAATGTTAGCATTGCGTTTTGTGCTTCTTGTAAAGCAGCTATCTTACGGTCGATACTTTTTACTTCAACTTGCATTATAAAATCACCAATAAAGTAGATAGGGATACGGCAATAGATGCCAGGATTAAGAATGAAACGATTGCCACAGAAACTCTAACTAAAACTTCCAACATTTTGTTTCCTTTTTCAATTGTTGAATGTATATTCTAACAGGATTCTTTACGAATGTCAACAATTATTTTAAGATATTTTCATAAAACAATGAATAGGATTGCTGAACATGGTACCGACTTCGTCAAAGCCGTATAGAACAGCACCATCGTCAAGAGGATCGAAACCTTCTGCGTATTCTACAAGATCAAATCCTGAAGGAATGGTACCACGAAACTCGTTAATGTCAACCTTGATAATTTCTACTTGCATTTTTTCGTTCCTTTTCAATTATTTAATATAGATATTATAATTGATTTCATAACTAAAGTCAACAACTTTTTTCTCTCTGGTTAGAACATTTTGTTATATAGATCGTAGTTTTTATAACCAACAAAATGACTTCTAGAGGTCGGTATTTACTGCCATAGATTGATTCCATTAAGATTCAATCCTTTACTAGAGGGACGATATAAGACCCCATTGTTATCAATAACAGAGTCCTATCTGTATAAATAACGGTATGGAAGAAATATTTCAGCTAATATCTGATGTTGGCTTGCCGATTGCTGGTGCACTTGTTATGGGATTTTTCCTATTCGTTATCATCAAGCAAATTTTTGAAGGTATTATAGACAATATTGCTACACTAACAATGTTTGCTGAGTCCTTAGAAAACAGAGCAAGAACAATGTCAAACGAGATGGTCAAAATTGATCTTCTTGTTTCGAGTGCGTTAGGTTTAAACCCTGACATTGATAGAGTTGCTCGAGCTGAAAATTTCGTTGAAGATGGACAGGTTGACGTAAGAAGAGATTAGAATGGATATTGCATTATTAATACAGGAATATGGTTTTCCTACAGTGATGGTTGTTGGTTTAGGATACTTTGTGTATTTTGTTTGGAAGTTTGTAAACGAAAAACTACAGCCTGAAATTGATAAGCAGCACATGGCACTAATTCGTTTAATTGATCGTATGAGAATGTTAGATCAAGACCTGATTCGTTTACAACAAAAGGTTGATGTGGTACTTAAGTACAAAGAAATTGAAGAATTGAAGAAGAGAGGTCAAGATGAAGATTAATGGAACGCATTTAGGTTTATTGGTTATTGGAATATATTTCTCAGCACAGGTCTGTGCAGAACCAATCGTACATAAGTTTAAAAATCCATCTTTTAGTGGTGTAGGTACAGGTGCTCATTATTTAACAATTGAAAACCAAGAGACATCAAGAAAGAAACAAATTAGAGACGCGTTAGATGCAGCTGAGAGAGCAGCACAACGAGAAATAGATAACTCAACATTATCAAAGTTTATACGAAATTTAGAAAGCAGGATTTATGCCCAGTTGGCAAAACAGTTAGTAGACAACATGTTCTCTAACGATGATCCTGTTAGATTCGGATCTTTTGTATTAGAAGGTTCAACAGTAACATATGAAATTATAACAAATGCAGATGGTACTGAATTTATTAAAATGACTATTGTGGACGAAAACGGTACAAGCACCGTAATCGAGATTCCAATAGGAAGTGGAAATTTTGGGGGATCAGATGGTTCGGACAATCCTGACGGCGGTTAGTGTTTTATTTTTAGCAAGCTGCGCACAGATGCCTCAGTGGTCTGAAGGCCCAGCTGCATGTGAATACGGTGAAGGTAAATATGCTCCAGGTTTTGGTAAAACTCGTGATGCAAATGGTGATGGGAAATTAATAGATCAAATTAATACAGGAACTCGTAAATACATTGAGAGTAAACAAATTTGTGTGGAACAACCTGAGGTTGTAAAGTTACCTGCATATATTGATTTACTTAATTTACCACCTGCACAAAATATGCCTGTGGTTGCTGTATACGGATTTTTAGATAAAACAGGCCAGAGAAAGGATTCACAAACAGGTCAATCTTTTTCAACGGCAGTAACACAAGGTGGAACAGAATTATTAATAGATGCTCTAAAGACAGCAGGAAAAGGCAAATGGTTTAGAGTAGTAGAAAGACAAGGTATAGATGGCCTTGTTAGAGAAAGGCAAATCATTCGTTCAGGTCGCGATGAAGCGGCAAAGAAACTGGGTGAAGAATCAAAAGGTGTCGGTCCATTATTATTCGCAGGAATGATTATTGAGGGCGGCATTATTGGTTATGATAGTAATGTAAAAACTGGAGGTCGTGGTGCAAGAACATTAGGGATCGGCTTCAGTAGGCAATATCGTCAAGATGTTGTCACCGTTTCGGTTCGCGCCGTTTCAGTTCTTACAGGTGAAATATTGTTGAATGTCCAAACTAAGAAATCAATACTGAGTTACGGCTCAGGAGGAGACGTCTTCCGCTTTATAGAGCAAGGAACTCAGTTGATTGAATACGAGGACGGAGTGGGTAATAATGAGAGTGTGACATACGCGGTACGGACAGCCATTGAGGCAGCTGTACTAGAGATGGTGTACCAGGGCGACGATCGTGGCTACTGGACAATTAACGAAAATAAAAAGGAAGAATAATGAAAAGAATATTAGGCCTATCTTTATTATGTTTATTCTCTTTCAATAGTTTAGTGTTTGCGCAAGCAACTGATGACAACGAAATCAACATCGAACAAGATGGTGATACTCTTACTTTGTATATCGACCAATATGGTTATGGTAACAAAATAGGATTAGATAATTTCAGTTCAAGCTCAAGTGCTATGCCTATAACTGGTTCAAGTTTAACTTTTAACATTGACCAGGTAGGAAACGAGAACTTGCTATTCGGAAAATACGTTGGTGACAGCACAACTGCTAACCTTCAATGGACTGGAGATTCAAACGTTTGGGATTGGGACGTAGGATACGGTGGATCCGCTGATAGTTCAACATTTGATGTTGACTTCACTGGTGACTCCAATACTATGGATCTTGATCAAGCATATAACGCAAGTGCTGAAAGATTAGATTTTGACTTAACAGTTATTGGAAGCAGTAACATTTTTGATGTTGACATTGATGTTGACGACGCAGTTTGGAATATGGATATTACTGGTGGAAGTAATAATATTAATACATTACAGAAAGACGGTGCTGAGCATGAAATTAACTTGACTCACGTTGGCTCTTCTGCTGATATTGATATTAACCAAATCAGTGGTACTTGTCCTACAGGTGTAACAACTTGTAATGGAATAATCACATTGGACATAGATTCTGAAAATGCGACAATTCAAATCAACCAGAAAGACGCATCTAACGATTCTTAAATCAATACTGTTGGGTTTGCTAATGGTGCCGATCATGGCGGTAACGGCAAGCCCAACCCAAATTGGTTCAATTGTTGAGCGTAAGGGATTCGCCTCTATCACAAGGGAGGCGGGTGCCGTTATTACTGTGGAAGACGCTCAGATTCCGGATATCGTAATCAACGATACTGCTGAAACTCAAAACGGTAGGTTAAAGATAGAGTTCTTAGATAAGGCAGAACTCAGTTTAACCGAAAACACAAAAGTATATATTGATAAGATATACTACGACCCAGATCCAAGCAAATCAAAAATGTCCATGAGAATGGCATTAGGCACTGCACGCTTTGCGTCAGGACGATTAGGAATGGTGAATCAGAATAATATCAATATACAAACACCTACGGCTACGGTTGCAGTTCGTGGAACAGATTTTACAACAACGATAGATGAATTAGGTAGATCACTTGTTATATTACTACCTGACGAGTTCGGTAATCCTTCAGGTATTATCGACGTTACAAATAATGGTGGAACAATTACATTAGACGAAGCATACGCAGCAACGATGGTATCTTCATTAGATACACCACCTACAAGACAAATCACAATGCAAGGTATTACACCGAGTATGATAGACAATATGTTTATTGTGTCTCCACCTGCAGAAGTAAAACAAGCACTTGACGAACAACTTGAAGATGAAGCAAATCAAGACCAAGGATTACTTGACATCGACTTTTTAGAGTTTGATGAATTAGAATACGATCCTCTTGAAGAAGATGCTTTAGAGTTCACTGAACTTGATATTGATTATTTAGATGTTGATTTTTTAACTGATGTATTGGATGTAGTTGAAGCTCTTGTAAAAACAGCAGCAAGACTTGATGATAGTGCAATCTCAGGTTCTTCATTAGGAGCTGAATTGCGTGGGGCAACATTTGGATTAAATGCAGATTCACAATATAACATATATGAACAAGCAGGTAAGATATTCTTTTATCGTAATGTAAACGGAGTTATTAATATATCATTTGCGGTTGACGCTTCAGTTAAAATTGATACGAGCGTTGACGGCTATGAAGGGATTATAGATTTAAATGGTGGAGAAGACTCCATTATTGTGATTAGACAGGGAGGATAAATAATAACATGAAGTATAAAAATAAAAATGAAGAACGTGCATGGGAGATGCTGAAGAAATCAATAGGTCCTCGTATTTGGAGTGATGCTGATTTGGGATGGTTCTTTAGTATGGGATTAATCTTTGGTATTCTAATGACCTTGCCTTTAGTTGCTTTAGCAGATAATGAAATTACAATGGAACAAACTGGTGATAACCTTCAAATGGGCATTGACCAAATTGGATATAAAAATAAGATCCAAATGTTAGATAGTAATTCATATATTACAGCGGCAAGTTTAGATTTATATTTAGTACAAGTTAATACGAGCAGTACTACTCTTCCTAATTCAATTACATTTGATGAAGTAAGTGGTACAGGTAATCAAATGAAATTAGGTCAAGGTATTGATTGGACTGATATTACATCAGACACTGACTTATCTTGGAATTATGATGGATGGGAAGGTGGTGGTCATGAAATGGATATCACAATGTACGGTGATTATAATCAATTAGCAGTACAACAAACAAACCAATCTAATGCACTTGATGGTCATAACTTTGATTTACATTTAGCAGGTGATGGCAACGAAGTTAAAATAAAACAACAAAGTAATGGTGCAAAGAATACAGACCTTACAATTTACAATGACTATAACGATGTATTCATCAGACAAAAAGGAAACGGTGCTACGCACAATGCAAACATTACTCTTGATGGATTATATGGAACTGATTTAATATTAAAACAAATGAGCCAAACAAATCAAACATATACTTTAAGCGTTGACTGTATGAATGTTAATGGATGCGGAGTAACGGTAACTCAAGAATAGAATATACCTTTAAGCCGATAAACTTATTATAACACAATTGGCAGTTGATGTCAATAGAAAAAAGAAATTATTATGGAACTAGATATTTACGGAAATCCTACAGGAACAAAGTACCCAGGTGAAGAAGGTTGTCCTGAAGGTATGATGTGTATTCCTGAAGATGAGTTTCACTTGATGCTTACAGATAATGATATGCAATATACTGTAGAAGGAAATATCGAACCTGCACAAGGTGACGCAGAAGCAATTATTGATTTCACAAAAGATTTGCTCTTCCTAGATATCAGTGTAATTCTCAACATGGCAGTTCCCTTAACAATATTCGCAATATATGGTTTAACGATATATGCTGCGGTGAAATACATACAAAAGAAATTAAGTTAATTATGAAAACATTACTACAAAGAACAATTAAAGATAAAGAAGTCAATTTATATCCAGTATGGTTAATGAGACAAGCAGGTCGTTATATGCCTGTATACATGGAGATGAAAGCAAAATCAAACGGCTTTTTAGATATGGCTCTTACACCTGAGAAGGCTGCTGAAATTACAATGCAACCTATTCTTGAGTTTGATATGGATTGTGCAATTATATTCTCAGACATACTTGTTGTGAATCACGCTTTAGGTCAAGAACTCGATTATACTCCATCTCCTGTACTAGGACCTTACAAACCAGAATTCTTTGATACTCCTATAGAAGAGTTCAGAGAAAAGTGCGAACCTGTATATGCAGCCATTGAATTAGTAAGAGAAGAATTAGATAGAAGTAAATCTTTAATTGGATTTGCTGCAGCTCCATATACAATATGTAAGTATATGTGTGGAGAACAGAATTTAGAAGTGGTACAAAAACTAGTACCATATATTATCGAACATTTGGAACAGCAAATAGAAGCAGGTTGCGATACAGTACAAATTTTTGATTCACATGCTGGTGATATATCGGATGAAGACTTTGGAGCATTCGTTATGGAACCAACAAAACTTATCGTGGATCATATAAGAAACCTATATCCTGAAGTATGTATCATTGCTTTTCCAAGATTAGTAGGTGATAAGATTAATGCTTATATTGAATATGTCAATCCAGATTGTACTAATATCAGCGATGATAAACCAGTTGATGAAATCAATGGTGAAGTACTACAAGGTGGTATAGCAATTAAGAGATTAATAAAAGGAGAAGATATTACACCTGTCCTCAATAAAATGAAAGACAGACCGTATGTTGTTAACTTAGCTCATGGAATCCATAAGACGACTCCTGTAGAGAATGTAAGACAACTAGTGAATACGGTAAAACAATATCGCTTATGATAAAACATTTAACAAAGTGGTGGACAGTCCTTATCACAATCGCAGGTTTTGCGTCATTAAGTATTGTTAACCCAAATATAATACAAAGTATAGAATACGCTTATTATGACACCTTACAGCAGAATAAAGAAAAAGAGATTATTGAAGATGTGGTACTTGTCAACATCGACGAAGCAGCAATCTCTGCCGAAGGTCAGTATCCGTGGCCTCGTGGTTCTGTCGCTAAGTATTTACGGAACGGTCCTGCTGATAGCTTATATGTACTTAATGTAATCTATTCAGAAAAAGATAGATTTAACGAAGATCATTTACTTGCGGAAGCAATGGCAGAAAAGGCTGTTGTATTATCTTCCGCTCCTACTCAACAAACATCAGACGGTGTCGGTACCTTTGTAGGTGTTGCTACCTTTGGAGAACAAGATGAAAACTGGCTTTACGAATTTCCGGGATTACTTTATCCTATCGACGATTTGTCTAATTACGCTTTTGGTGTTGGCGCTACCGTTGCTATACCTGATGAACCAACAGGAGTTGTGCGAAGATCACCCCTTGTTGTTAAAGCAGCCGGGAATCCCTATCCATCTATCGCCCTCGATACATTACGTGTGTATACAGGAGAACCCAGTTACCAAATGAAAGTAGGCTCTAATGGAGTCGAATGGATTCGTATGGGTCGTCAAGATCCTATTACAACAAATAGCTTTGCTGAAATACCAATTGCCTTTTGGAATCAATTTAAATCACAGTCAATAACAGAACCACTACCAAGCGGTAAAGTATTAATATTTGGAATAACCGCAGAAGGCTATTCTAATCCAGTACCAACCCCAACGGGTGCAATGTATCCCCACGAAGTTCAAGCCCAGTTAATTCAGACCGTCCT